TACCCGTAGAGAAGATGTTTACATTCTAAGTTATGGAAGTGGTTATGGATATGCTTGGAGTTATACTAAATCTTATGAATGGGCATATAAAAATGGCACATTAAGTGCATATAAGGTAGCTTTCAAAGATTACATTAAGTACGGAGGTACATTAATAAACTTCCTTAAATTCAAGTCAGATGATAAGAATATAAGAAATTCAACTTATTGGAGTATATTAAACAGTTAGAAAGGAGTGAAGCGCTTGAGAGATTACAATATAGAAAGCGATTTAAAGCAAGAAAAATTTGAAGTAATAAAACTTGCACAAGGTGATAAGGGAAATAAACTTACTATTAATGTACTTGAAGATGGAAAGCCAGTCAGTTTGACTGGCTGTTCTATTACTGCTAAATATAAAAGAGCAGATGGACAAGTAATAAATGGATCCGTAACAAATATATCTAATAATTCATTTGATGCTGTAATAGATAGTGATATAACAAAAGTATCAGGGCAGTTAAAAATGTTATTTAGTATCGAAAAAGACGGTGTAAAAGTAAGTACATTTTTATTATCAGCAGAGGTAAAGGAAGGCATAGGAGAAAGTGCAGGAGGTTCAACTGGTGGAGGTACAGGAGGCGGAGAAGTAACAGTAGATCTTAGCAATTACTATAAAAAAAGTGAAACTTATAGTAAAAGTCAGATTGATTCGCAATTGAGAGATATTGCGAACAATTTTAAATTAGTTGCAGGCGCTAATAACGCTATAAAATTAATGTTCGGAACAAAAGAACTATCTAGTATTACCATAAATGGTGGTACAGTAGACCCAACGCCAACACCTAATACTTATACTGTAACTAATAATTTGTCCAACGCTAGTACCTCAAATAGTGCTACATCTGTAAAAGAAGGTACATCTTATAGTGCTACCATAACTGCTAGTAGTGGATATAGATTAAAATCTGTAACAGTAATTATGGGCGGTGTAGATATAACAAGTTCTGTATATTCGAATGGTAGAATATCTATATCTGATGTTACTGGAAATATTAGTATAACAGTTACAACTGAATATATTACAAGTGAAATAACAACATATACCATAACTAACAATCTATCACATGCTAGAAATAGTAATACCGCAACAACTATAGAAGAAAAGTCTTCTTATACTGCTACTATAACTGCCGATAGCAATTATAGAATAAAAAATGTAACAGTAACTATGTACGGCACAGATATTACAAATGATGTCTATTCAGGTGGTAAAATAATTATACCTAGAGTTATTGGAAATATTGTCATAACAGTTACTACTGAATTAATAAGTGGAGGCGACGAAGATTTATCAAAATTAGACGGATTATTAAAAAATAGATTATTAGTATGGCATGATGAGTTTGATGGTCAAACATTAGATACAACAAAATGGAGATATGCGACTCATAATAGTGGAGGTAGTGAACAACAAGCATATACAGTAGGTAGAACTGAAAATGTTAGATTAGAAAACAGTAATTTAATACTAGAGGCAAGAAAAGATGGCTATGTTGACGGTTGGACATGGAGTAGTGGTAGAATAGACACAAGCGGATTAGTAGGGTTCAGATATGGAAGACTAGAGGCGAAACTGAAATATGATGTTGTATCTGGTGCATTCCCTGCCTTTTGGACAATTGGTACTTGCGCACACTATCCGACAGGTACAAATATACATGGTGTTCAGAAAAGTAAAGGAACTCAATGGGCACAAAATGGTGAATTAGATATGTTTGAAGGTAGAGGAACTAATAAGACCATAGCACAAGGTGGTTGGTATAACCAAGATGACGGCAAGGGAAATCAACAGATGATATTTGGAGAAAGACTAAATGTAGACGCAAGCGAATACCATGTATACGCAATTGAGTGGACTCCAACAACTATAACAGCATATATTGATGGTGTAGCGAATGGTACAAAAGACATTTCTAATGTAAAATCATGGCAAAGACCTCAATACATAATCTTAAATATGGCAGTTGGTTCTACAGGTGGATATCCTGCTGATGACTGTACTTCAATGAAAATGGAAGTTGATTGGGTTAGAGTTTATGCACCAGTTGGAGTTACAGAAAAAGAAGAAGTTCAATCTATTTCATTAAGTCAAAACAATGTATCTTTCAATGTCGGTGATGACCCTATTGATGTTTATTATACAGTAAATCCTTCTACAGCTTGGGATAATAACGTTAATTACGAATCAAATAATACTAATGTGGCAACAGTATATGGTTCAAGAATATATCCTGTAGGTACAGGTAATTGTGTTATAACAGCTAGAGCAACTAATGGAGTTACAGCTACTATTAATGTAACTGTGGCACAAAATACGAGTATAAATTCTACAAGTATTGCATTAAATAAAAATACGTTAGAAATTTATACAGGAACTAACAGTACACTTATTGCAACTGCTACACCTGCTAGTCATACTGATTCGATTCTTTGGAAATCAAGTAATGATACTGTAGCTACTGTAGCTAATGGTGTTGTTACTGGTAAAAACACTGGTAATTGTACTATAACTGCATATTCTAGTGCAAATGAAAATGTAAAAGCTGAATGTTCTGTAACAGTTAAAGAGGCTGTACAATTAAAAGGACACCCAACATCAGGATTGACACTTCAATTAGACAGAAACGGTATGTCTAGTACAGCATGGAGAAATGCAATAGATAATGTAGCGCTACAATGGAAAGTTGCTAATAATAACTCAACAGATATAGCATCATATATGGTATTCAATGGAGATAGTTTTTATTGGGCAGGAGCAAATTATAAAGACCACTTAACATTAAGTGGATTTAGCAATTATTATGATTTTGGAGAATCACAAACTGTAATACTTGCAGGTGATTTTACGAACGCTAAAAATCCTATTTTATCAAATAAACAAAAATTATCTCAAAATACAAGTTCAGCATATATAAATACAAATGAGGTAGGATATATTGGTGCAGATGGTACTAAATTAGGTTCAATAAATATGACCACTCAAGAATCAGGATACTCAATAAATGGTTGTATAGCATTAAGATACAATAAACAAACTTTAAGAGTAGATGCTGATACTATGCCATTTACAGCAAATACTCCAACAAATAAAAATGTAGTATTATCATCAGCATTTAGTCAAGGAAGTTATCCGGCATTATTAGGAAATATAAGTACAGCTAAAATCTACTTTAAAGTAGTATTAGTATATAATAGAGTATTATCAGATACAGAAATACAAACAGCTATGCGAGCTATAAAAACTTTTTTAAATTCGTAATCTAAAAATATTGCGAACCATTTTGCTAAGTAAATACCAAGTAAATACCAAGTAAAAATGGTATTTAAACCATCTTATAGTATAATAACTGTAAGGGGGGTGAAAAAGATGTAAAATGTGAGAATGCAAAAAAATAAAAACTATATATAATTAAAAAAACTAAATCTATTTTAAAAAGGGCTGTAGCGGTACAGTCCTTTTTTATTTACAGAAAGGAATTTTGCATGAATGATGAATGGTTAAAAGACACACTAAAGAGACACGATGAAAGGCTTCAAAGACATTCTGAAAGAATAGACAAACTAGAAAATACACAGTCTGAAATGGCAGTAAAAATAGAAAATCTATGTAATACCATAGACAAATTAGCAAGCAACTTAAATAAACTAACTTATGCAATTATAACAGCTCTAGTTAGTTTTTTCTTTTATGCAATACAAAATAATTTATTTAATTAATAGGAGGAAATAAGATGAAATTTAATATCAAAGAGCAAATAAAAAATAAATACTTTTGGGTATCAGTGGTTTCACTTATAGTTTTAACTGCTCAACAATTCAATTTAACTTTTATTCCAGCTAATTTCCAAGATTATGTCAATTCAATACTTCCTATATTAGTAGCTATGGGAATATTAAACAATAATGCTACTCCAGGAGTTGGGGAATAAGAATAGGTATAAATACTTTATAAGATAACTGTAAGGTGCTTAGAAAGTCGATAGGAAGGTCGATTTTTTAAGCATCTTTTATTTTCAGAAAGGATTTGATAATATGACAATAAGTAAACCAAAAATAACAGAAAAATGGCAAAAGAAAAATAAATATGGTAGACCTGGAACTCCATTAGATTATACAAAAGTCGCAATACACTATACAGGTGAAGCGGATGTTAAAGGTTCCGCTACAGTAAATTATTTTAATAACGTTGTTGCAAATGGTTGTATAGTTAATGGAAAGTATGTTTATGCATCAGCACATTTTGTTATTGATCTAGATGGAACAATATATCAATTAATACCTATAGATGAACGTTGTTATTGTACTAATAGTGCCAATGCCTACGCTATTGGTGTTGAAGTCGCAACAACAGGCAAAGATAACCATTATACAGATGCTACATATAAAGCAATGGTTCATTTGTGTGCATGGTTATGTGATAGAAAGGGACTAAATCCTAAAAAAGATATAATCAGACATACAGATGTAGTTGGCAGAGCTTATAAATTATGCCCAATATATATGGTGCTTAATCCAAAGAAATATGAACAATTTAGATTAGATTGTTATAATTTAAAAGCTGGCAAAATAAAAGTATCAGATATAATTAACTGTACAAATGGGAAAGGAAAAGTAACAGTTGTGCCTACTGCTGCTACCGCTAAAACTAAATGTGTTAGAATATTGCAAGATATAAACATACATAGCAAACCAGATTTTGATGCTGCTAATGTAATAGGTAAAGTTACTGCTGGTGGAGCTTATACTGTAGTAGAAACTATAAAAAGAACTGGAACAGATATGTATAAACTAAAATCAGGAGTATATATAACAGCATCGCCTAAATATGTAGAAGTGTTTGAAAGATAAGCTTATCGGTCGCTATCGGTCGCTATCGGTCGCGTCCGATAAAAATAGCTAGAAGGTATTAGCCCTCTAGCTATTAATTATTTCTTTTCTATTATAATTTTATTCCCGTCAAAAGTAGCGATTACCTCTCTACTTTCTAAATCAATACCCATTTCCTTAATCCAAGCAGTTGGAATAGTTATTCTATTTGTTATTCCGCCTTTCCCAGCTGTTCCGCCACTTTTGTTAAAACTTACTTTCAAATTTCTTTGTTCTTCCATCATATTCTCCTTAAAATTCATTTAGTATTTTCTTTTTAAATTCTTCTATTTTTTCTTTATCGTCCTTTATTTCATTTATTTCTTGTCTTATACATCTAGCTAAACTACTTTTATTTTCTATAGATTTTTCTATCATACTATCTATTCCAGAATAAGATAATACATCTATTATATGACAATTTTTATTTTGACCTATTCTGTATATTCTATCTTCAGACTGTATTCTTTTAGCATAATCAAAAGTAGAATTGTAATATATCATATAGTTAGCCTCTTGTAAGTTTAATCCTAGATTTCCAACATTTATATTTACTACTAATGTATTTATATCCTTTGATACTTTAAACTGTTCTATAGCTTTCTCACGGTCTTTTAATTTTGATTTTCCGTTAACATAAACATATTTTATTTGTTCTTTATCTAAAACATGTTGTAATAATTCTAAATCACTATTAAATTTATACCATATTATTGTTTTGCTTCCTTTTGGTGTTAATTTAAGTTGTTCTATTGTTTCTATTGCTCTATTGTAACTTTTATGTTTAAATTCTATTATCCTGTTACATTTTTCACCTTCTATATAATATTCTTCTTTTATTTCTAAATCTATATATCCGCTTGCCACTCTATGTAAATAGTTAAGCATATTAAGAATATATTCGCCATTAAAGTTATCTAAATCAATTTTGTCTATAAAATACTGTTTTATTTTGTTGTAAACTCTTTCTTGATCATCGTCAAAATAAAAATATGAATCAGTATAAGTTTTAGGTGGTAAATCTAAACATTCTTTTTTAGTAATTTGATAAACATAAGGATTGATTTTCTTTGTTATATAATCTGTATTATGTGTATTAATTATTTGCCCTGGATATTTATCTGAATACTCTAAGTGATTAGCAGCAAAAGCATAAAAGCTATTATATCCAAGTATTTTAGGATGTAAAAAATAAAATTGACTGTATAAATCCCATATACCTTGTGTAACTGGAGTTCCTGTTAATATCATTCTATTGCTAACTTGATTTGAAAGTTTTGAAATTCTTTCTGTTCTTACAGCTTTTGGATTTTTAAACAGATGACTTTCATCTAGAATTAACATCGAATGTGTGTTTTGTTTAATCAGATTTACTAATTTCAAATAATATTTATCTGATTTGCTAATTGTTTCACTTCCTATAATACATATAAATTCATTTTGAATATTTTCTATATAAGCAGCAGAAAATATAGAATGTTTATTTATATCTGAAATTAAATTCTTTTTAGTAGAACAAGGGCATATCCAAAATACCCTTGTTATCTTACCTTTATTTAATTTATGTTGTATTAATTCGAGTGCAGTTCTTGTTTTACCTGTACCCATATCCATAAATAATGCGCACGCTTTCAAGTTTTTAAGTTTGTTAAAAGCCTGTTGCTGGTGTTTAAACAAATTAGTCTTCAAGTAATTCATCTAGAGCACCAACTTTCACTTCTTTTATTCCTACTATTTCTAAGAAGTTTTCAAATACAATTTCACCTTTTAAGTATCTCTTTAGTGTAGAAATTTTGTGTATATCATCTACATCACATATTTCAGTTATTTTGCCATTTAAAATGATACAATATTGTGAATAGCCGTAGTTGTTATTTCTATATCTTATATCCAAAATATCTAATTCATTAGCTTCAAAATCACCTTCTATAACTACATCATTTCTGCATCTTGTTTCTTGCAAATTATAAAAGTATCTTTCAATTCCTTTTTTGCCATAAGTGCATCTTGCTACGTAGCCTTTATTTTTAACATTACATTCTGTTTTAAAATAGAACGTATAAGTTTTATCTAATATTCTATTAACTTCTACCTGAGCTTGTTTTATATCTCTAATTCTTTTATTTAGTTCTTCTTTTATATCTAATGATAAATTTTTCAATTCATCTACAGTCATTTCTTTTAGATCCATTATAATGCCCCCTAATCATAATATTTACTTTCAAATTCTTCCCATGATTTACTAAATTCATGATTTTGAAATGCTTCTTTTAATCCAGTAATCTGTTTTAATTTAATCACTTCATCTAATTCCATACCTATTTTTTTACAAATTTCTTCATCAGTCCAGCCTGCCTTAGCAAGATCTAAAACTATTTCACTCATAGAACGTATTTGATGTGTTCCTCTAGCTCTATTATGTCTTATTGTACTTCCTATACGTTCATCTAATGGTTTATCTAATACAACTATAGGTAAATATCCATGTATTCTTTTATTTATGTCTTTGTATTCTTTTCCAATTCTATTTCTATGAAATCCGTCAACAACTTCATATTCTCCATTTTCAAGTTTATAAGCCACGATAGGTTGAGTATAACCATCTAGCTTTATAGATGTATGAAGTAATTTCATTTCTGTACTAGCAACTTTATTAGGATTGTATTCATTTGCTTTAACTTTGTCGGCTTTTATCCAACGTACACAATCAACAGGTTCTTCAAATGGTGAAACCTCTGTTAATGCTTCTTTTATAGAGTTAATAGCCTCTACCTTTTCATCTAATTCCATAGAGTTTACTTTTTCTTTTAAAAGAGTTAGTATATCTTCTAGTTTTAATTCGTTATTTATTTTCATATTAAAAGATAATTGTTTCATATTAATCCACTCCCTTATTTATTTTCTCAGCAACTTGTTTTAGATGCTTATCATTTGTAGCATTTGCATCTAATAAGTTGTTATATTTCTTTTTAAGTTCAAACATTCTTTCTACATCACCTTTTGTCTGACCAAAAGATAATCTTTTCATCCAGAAATCATTTCTTTCTATAGCTCTAGCAATTCTTCTCCATGATGCTACCTTTTTAGCAGATTCTAATTTACTATCTTCTTCATCTTTTATATCTTGAAGTTTAACTCCTTCATGTTTTTCGTACCATTCCAAGAAAGTTGTAATTTTCTTATGATAATGATCACGAAGTTCTGGAGCATATAACCCAATACTTTCAAGTAACCATACGGTATATTGTTCCCATGTCATGTTAGTTGGTTTTTCTGATTTTATATTTCCTAAAAGAGAACTTCTGGCGTAGATATTACCAAAATTAACACCATGCACACGATTAAGGACCTTTTCCCATGTTTCATATTCTAATGCTTTAAATTGGTCTAGTCCATTCCTTTGGTCATCTCCATAAGGCTGACAAAGTCTTTGTTCATGTATACTTACACCATTTTTATACATAAGTTCATATATTTCATTAAATTTTAAATCTAATTTTGCTACTGCACCCCAGTCATCTTCTGTTCTCCAATCATAAATTGGATAAAAATTATAAACATTTTTCATGTGCTTAAATTTAACTTGAGTGGTCCATGGTTTCCCTTTATAACGTACTTTTTTATCTGAAATTATTGTTCTAAAACGATTAAGACTTTCATCGCTTCTTATTCCTACACCAGTTCCAGTAAGTCCTCCATGTTTTTTATTAAACCAATCAGCGAAATAAAGTATAAAATCCTCAAACTCCATACCTCTTTCAAACCAATCCCATTCTTTAGGATAATTATCTTCGTTTATTACATATTTTTTATATTTGCCCGTAGGCATATTTCTAACCCATTTAGCTTTATCTTTTTTATCCCAACATATCCATTTTGGTTGGATAACTGATACGGCATTTCTTAAGCTAAGAGGTAAACAACACCAATAAACATCCTCTAAAACATCACTACATTCATCAATTAATACTTTTACATGATCTATTGTAGCTTTATATTGTGCTTCTAAATCGATGTATAATATTGAGAATTTTTTTCCTAGCTCTCTAGCTTTTCTAGCAGTTAGTTGCATCATTATAGAACTATCTTTTCCACCACTCACTGATAAAAATATAGAATCAAATTCATTGAATGCAAATTCAATTCTTTCAAAAGCAGCATCTAAGACATTCTTATTTTCATTATATATCTTAGCCATTTCATTCCTCCTTATAATAAAATAAAAGCCTTTTTGTTCGGAAGGCTAACCGATTATTTTGCTCCTTATTTTTTGTCATATCCTTGGTAGAAATAATATTTTCTTTCTCCATAATTATAATGTTTATCTTCTGTTTCTTCTGGAATGCCTACCATTTCGCAAAGTTTTTTATAATCTTTTTCTTTGAAGTCTTTTCCTATACAACCAAGTGCATTAGTGTAATTGTTATCTCTTAGAATTTCATAAAATTGTTCCTTAGTGAATTTTTTGTTAAACTTTTGACCTAGTCTGTACCATTTATTCATTTTTATCCCCCTATTTATTCAGATTCAACACAATCGAAATATCTAAACATTTCAGTTGCTTTTTCTTTGTTTTCTTCACTTTCTTTTACAAATCTTAATAATCCACCCACGAAGTAATCAAAATCTCTCCAACCATCTTCGTCATGATAACAATGTAAAAATGTATGTTTTTTACTTTCATCTAAATAAAATCTTACTTCATATATATTTTTTCCTACGTCTGCTGAATGATGTGTAATTTCTTTTGTAAAGTTGTTTTCTAGATATTTATATATATCCCACTTATTTACCTCTTCAATAAATTTTTTAGTATTTACTACTGTCATCTTTCTTAACCCCTTTCGTTTTTCTTATACTTATATATTATACCATTCGTAACGAATAATCAAGTGGATTTGAAAAATTTTTTCTGAAATTTGTATAAATATTCCAGATATAGTTGATACTCTAATAAAGGAGGTGTCGGCATGAAAAAACTAGCATTAGAAGTAGCAGGACGCATAGCATACTTAGGAATTGGAGTAGCAAGTGCTATATTAATAATGATGTAGGGAAATAGGCTGAGGGAATAATCCCTTGGCCTATTATAATTTAGATGCTCTATACTGATAGTTAACCTTATCGTCGTTTATTTCGGCATAGATCATCGTAGTATCCACACTGGTGTGCCCTAGAATTAAAGTTTATAAAAAGATGATAAAAAGCTTGTCCACGTATATTTTTGAATTTATATGATATTAAAATTAAACTGGATAAATGAAAAATTAAAATATAAAAAAATGCTATACCCAAAATACGAAATATATAATAAATAAATATAAGTAAAATACAAAAAAAATATAAAAAATCTAAAAAAAGTGTATAAAAATTTTAAAACTGGAAATAATATAAGTATAATAAATAAGAATTAAATATAAATATATCCCTGATACTTTAGTTATTTTTAATATAAAATTCAAACGGGAAAAAATAACTAAAAATAAAAGATGGGGGAGTTTGCGCGGCGGGGCCAATAAATAAAAAGAAATTGGCGCTGCTTTTTATTTATTTAAACCACTCGATTGTACAAGCCTAACTCTAGCGATATCAACAAAAAATAGTGTGAAGCGCAAAAAACACACTTCACATAATCAATCACATAGTTAATCAAATAAATTTCACAAAGTAGTCAAATATGTGAACCGTATTGCATATATATTAAATATAAAAAGAAAAAGGGGGAAAATAATATGCAAGAACGAGATTTAAAAATTTTAAGTTTTTTAACTATGTGTAGAATATGTACTAGAAAACAAGTACAGGAATTATTATTTCCAGATGTACATGAAAATATACCACTTAGAAGATTAAAAAAATTAACTGATGAAGGTTATATAAATAGAAAGATGTTTAATGTAGAAGGTACTAAGAATATGTACGTATATTATCTAGATAAACAACCAAAAAAGAAATTGATAACGCATGATCTTTATATAACTAATTTTCTTATAAAAATTATAAAGAATAATTATGAAATTATAGAATTTAAAAAAAGTCCGCAAATAGGGAACATTATCCCAGATGCATATCTAAAAATAAAAAAAGAAAATAAAGTAAAAAGAATATTATTAGAAGTACAAATAAGTCCAAATGATTGTTTAAAAAAATACAAAGACATTAAGAATATAGTAATAGATAATACAAATTGGCCTGTTATGCCTATTCTATATGTAGTAAATAATCAAGGGTTAGATAAGAAACTAAAAAACATAAAAGTAATATATGATAATTGTAAAATAGAAAAGGTGGGTGATATATTTGATTAATCTATTAGTAGATAGTATATTTAATGCTGCTAAAGCAATAGAGAATATAGTATTTAAAAAGAAGTATAATTGGGATAAATTATTTTATGAACTTGGTTTATGTAATAGAAGTGGAGAATATCCTATACTACATCATCAATATAAAGATAATAATTTTTATTTCACTATTCCGACAGGCCTTTCAGTAAATGACTTTATGAAATATAAAATAGAGATAGCAACTTTTCTAAAAGTAAATTCAGATAAATTAAAAATAGAGTATAAAAATACATTAATATTAATTCATATAAATAACAATGATGAAAAATATAATTATAATGATTTTTGCTTTGACGATAAAAAGGGAGTTCCAGTTGGAATAGATTTAGATACACATAACATTGTTTACTGGTATTATAAATCAGCAAATGAATGTCACCTATTAATTGCAGGGGCGACAGGTTCAGGCAAATCAGTTTGTTTAGATGTAATTGTAAATAATTTAATAAAGAGAAAAAATATAGATTTGTATATTCAAGATACAAAATTAATAGATCTGTATCAATATAAAGATAAATGTAAGTATTATGGTGAGGGTAAAGATGGTATAGAAGATATTATGGAAGAGTTAATAGAAGAAATGAATAGAAGATATAAAACTTTAAGAAGAAATAAAGATAGAAGATATAAAGATATATTCTTAATAATAGAAGAGTTAGCGAGTTTTAATCCAAAGGTAGATAAGGAATTTTATAGATTACTAGGAGAGTTATTAGCAAAAGGTAGAGCAGCAAGCATTTATGTTATACTGACAACACAAACACCTTATGCTGAAATATTACCGGGAGCATTAAAATCTAATATTAATACGAAAATTGGATTAAAAGCAAATACAAAAGAAGCATCGAAGATAATATCAGGAGATTATGAAGCTTTAATGAATCTTAGGGGAAAAGGACATGGAAAGATTTTTACAGGAAATAGTGTAAGAGAGATACAATGCTTTAATATAAAAGAAGCATCTACTGCTGCAACAGTAAATGCTCCAGATAGTAATAAGGCCAACAGAACCGAAAAAACTATCTAATAATATTATAATAGTATACAGAAAGAAGTACAAATAATTTTTAATGTACTTCTTTCTATTTTAGTGCTTGTACTAAATAACATTAACCAGGTGGTGATAGCAACTTAGTACAAGTAAATGTGTAAAAAAAATTATAAAAATTTAATGTCAATATTATAATTTCCATCAATAGTTATAACATCGATAAAAGAGGACCAAAATCTTTTACGTTCAGTTGCATCTAAATTATAATATATAGTTTCTATATTATCTAATATAGAAAGTACCTTATCGGCATCTTTAGGGGCTACTTTTGTAACTTCTTTACTTTCTATTTCTTTTAAAGCCTGAGTAAATATAGCATAATCTTTTTTATAATCTTCTAATGAAATTAAGTCATTTAGATATAATTCTCTTAATTTATCTATTTTCTTTTGAATTTTTGATTTATTTTGAGAAACATCAATAGAGTTTGTTTTTTTTGAAGAAACGTCAAAAGAATACAGATAATTTTTATATTCTTCAACTATACAACTCAAAAGCATTTTTTCAAGTTTTTTTTCATTTATAGATTTTTTCTGATCACAATCTTTATAGATACTGTATCTATTACATCTATATGTCTTTATTACATTTTTACCACTTCTATTACTATAATGCCCAACAATTTTATAACCACAGTGTGAGCATCGTAAAAGGCCACTAAAAATATAAGTTTCCTTTCTATTATTAGATGTATATTGTTTATTATTTTTTAATATCCTTTGAACATTATTAAATTGTTCTAAAGAAATAATTGGTTCACAGTAATTTTCTTTATAATAGTTTTTAGATTTATAAGTTCCAGTATAAATTACATTTTTTAACAATTTACTAAAACTTCTAAGGCTTGTAGGCTGATTATAAACAGTATTTATTTGAATAAAAGCAGCACGAGCCGACATTAATTCTTCAACTAAATCGAAACTTTTTTTTACAACCCAAGCAGTATTTTCATCAATTGCTAACTTTTTATCTACAATTTTATAACCCTTTGGAACACTACCAGATATAACTTCATTCCTTTCAATCTTGAATCTAAATATGTCTTTTATACGTTCAGATGTTTTATCCAGTTCTCTTTCGGCTAAAGATAATTTTAAGTTAAATGTAAATTTACCATCTGCAGTTGAAGTGTCTATATCATCTTCAAAGATTGCCTTCATACAGACATTATTATTTTTAAATTTTTCATCTAATAAATTAGCATCTATTATATTTCTGCTTAATCTATCTAATTTTGTAAAAAGAACTATATCGAATTTATCAAGATCTGATAATAGATTTTGTAATCCTTGTCTTTTTGTGTTTTTAGCGGTTAAACCTTCATCAATATAAAATTTATATATTTTATAATTATTTCTTTTACAATATTGCTTCAAATCTTCTTTTTGTGCTTCTATAGATAATCCATGAAGCTTTTGTTCTTCATGAGATACTCTACAATAGCAAGCAGCTTTTTTAACTATTGTTTCCATTATGATTACCCCTTTGCTAAATGTTATAGTATATAAATATTTTAAACAATAAATTTTGGATTTACTCATAAAATATAATTTTTTTAAAAAAATTTTTTAATAAGTTACTTTTTAGTTATAAATAAATAAGCAGATTTCTATCATATAAAAACGCCAATTTTGGGGAGACTAAAATGAACGAAAGGAAAAAGGATATGATAGAAATTAAAATACGTGAAATGCGAGATAAAAAAAGAATATCTTTAAGAACATTAAGTAGAAAAACAAAGATAAGTATAGGGGCATTAAATAATTATGAAAATAATAAAACAAGTCCAACATTAGATAATATTGAAGAAATAGCAAAAGCACTTAATTGCAAAATAAATGATTTATTTGAGTCAGAATTCAAGTAAATAAAAAAAGTGTTCACATATATGAACACTTTGGGAAAATTGTAGAAAAAGAGAGAAAATATAACTACAATCAAACTATATAAAATAAAACAAAAATTCAAAGTTGCACGATTAAAAAAAAAGATTTAAAATTATAATTATATCGAACATATGTTCTAAGTAAATTTAAATAGGGGGATTTAGAATGGATAAAAAGGTAGATAAAAAAGAAAATAATTATAAAAAAGAAAAAGATTTATATACAGAAACAATAATAAAAATGATGAAAAATATGAATGAAATTGAAAAGAAGAGAATATATAAATTTGTATCATATGTTTATAATAAAAAATAAGTCCAGGAAGCTGGACTTATTTTTTTATTCCGATTCTTTTTTTATTTCTAGAAATCTATCAATTATTTTTTCTAGTGTTTCTAATTCATCTTCGCTCAAAGAAGCAAAAGTTTTAAATAAGTTTTTATGAAAATTATTCTCCCCTGTCATTATATACTCAATCTTTCTTAAATAATCCTCATCATCTTTATCATTAGAAAACATTTCACCTTCACCAGTTGTAAGCCATATATAATCGACTTTAAATTCACTACAAGTTAATCTTATACTTGCTTCTTTTAAGTTATATTTTCCGTTTTCAATATCACTTACAGTATTTGCTTTTAAACCTATTTTTTCACCAAAATCCTTTTGAGTCATTTTTAAAGTTTTTCTTAAATATTTTAATCTTTCACCTTCATTCATGATATCACCTCTATATTAATAATATCGGAATACGAAAAAAAAATCAATAATTTTATTGACAAATATCGGAAATTGAAATAATATATAAGTATAAAATCGAAATGCGATAAAAAAGGGGGATAAAAAGATGAAAAACGAAAAAGAAAAAATAGAAAAAATAGCTGAAAAATTCATGTCATTAGACGAAAAATCAAAACAATTTGTCGCTGGATATATGTCAGCTAGAATTGAAGCAGCCGAGGAAATAAAAAAGCTTAAAGAAGAAATTAAGGCAATAAAGGCGAGTTAATCTCGCCTAAGGGGGAATACGAGTGAAAACTAAAAATGAACCTAGAGTAACATTTGTGAATGAACTTGACATAAATAAATTGATAAAAGGCTTAGAAAGTATATTAGGTAAAAAATACGATGTAGACATAAAAATAACGGTTACAAGGAAAAATCAGAGAGAGGAGGTTTAAAGATATGAAAAAGGTCGTAGAGTTTACATTTCAAGAAGCATCTGATTTAGAGTGTATTCTTGAAAGAAAATTAATAGAACTTCACCAAAGTATTAATGGCTTTAAAAGGAATAAATCGAGAGCATCTACAGCTTCTTCAATAGCGGGATATGAAGAACTGATTGAAAGATGCGAAAAAGCTAGAGAGATTACTAGAAATTTACTAAAGAAAATAAAAGAAACAAAAATAACAAATTAGGGGGAAAAGATGATGAAACACCTAGAAGATTTGACAGTAAAAGAATTAAGACAAGCAGCAAAAGAACTAAATATAAAGGGAAGAAGCAAAATGAATAAGGCAGAATTAATTGAAGCCTTAAAGACAAGAGAACCAAAGAAAGAAAAAACAGAAGAAAAGACTAATCAAGAAGCTAATCAAAACACAGATCATAAAGTAGTAAGAAAAATAGTACAAAATAAAAATACAGATTCTAAAGGACTAATCAGAATATGGCACGATGTAGTGAGAACATTACCACCAGGAACACCAGTAACAGTTAAGATGTTTTCAGATGAAGATGTAATAAAAACATTTACTGGAAGACTTAAAGAAGGCAATAGAAAAAGGGATGATGGATTGCCAGATGTTTTTATAAAAATAAGAGCTAAAAAACCTTTCAATATACAACTTTACGATAACATTCAAGTATTTATGACAGAAAAAGATTATCAGAAAGCACGATATGGTGAGTGATTTTTATACTCTAAAATAAATTCTGAGTAGTAAAGAGAAGGGGGAAAGATAAAAAATGGTAGTTTATTTCAAAGATGAGGAAACAATGGTTATAGAAACAGAAGGCAACAAAGTAGAAATCAAAATAAAAGATAAAAATCAAGATAAAAACTTGAAATTAGAGTTTGAAAAATAGCTAGAAAAATTAAAGTAAAATCAAGTCGAGAGTTGCACCAATCACGGTGTTTATCGACTTGATAATACTATTAACATTAGAACATATAACTAATAAATTTATTTATATTATTTATGATGTATGGGGGAAGTAAAAATGTCATATGTACAAAAGACAATAATATCTGGGAAGGTAGTAGAGGTTATCAAAAAATATGATAGAAGACACTCCCCAGGTAAACATACTAAATTTAATAAAAGTGATATTAGAGGACCAAAAGAAAATAAAACTACTGAACAACAAGAAAAAGTGAATTATAGACAAAAAGAATTAAAACTTACTAGACTATTAAATTGTAACTTTCAAGGTGGAGATTATCATATAGTTTTTTCTTATAAAGAAGATCTTAGACCAAATAGCATAGAAGAGTTAAAAGATGATAAAAAGAAGTTGCTAAGAAAAGTAAGAACTGAATATAAAAAACAAGGAAAAGAACTTAAATATATAGCAGTAGCGGAAGTAGGAAAAAGAAAAGCATTACATTTCCATTTTGTTGTTAATCAAATTGATACGAGTATATTCCAAAAATGTTGGACAAAAGGATTTATAAAAATAAGTCTATTAGATAATTCAGGACAATATAAAGATTTAGCGGCTTATTTATTAAAATATACTAAAACAAATAAAGAAGAAGCTAAACAACTTAATGGTGCTGCATGGAACAGTAGTAAAAATTTAGACAAGCCAGTTGTAAAAGTAAAAGTAATAACAAGAAGTCAATTTTTTAAAGAAGAAGTAACACAATCAAAAGAATATAAAGAGTATTACTTAGAAAAAGATAGTGTTTATACAGGCTTTAATGAGTTTACTGGTTATAAATTTTTTAAATACACACTAATTAGATTGAATTGATAGGGGGAATTGAGTTGAGTAAATATAGTAAAACATATTATCTAAGAGAAAAAAGAGAAGATTCCGAACAAATGCAAATTATAAATTACTGTAATAGTATGAGTGCATATATACCAGAATATGAAATGATTTATCATATACCGAATGAAGGTAAAAGAAAAAATGGGGCTAAGCTAAAAAGAATTGGATTAAGAAAAGGTGTGCCAGATTTGTGTATGCCAGTACCTCGAATGGGATTTCATGGCCTATACATAGAACTTAAAAAAGATAGTACTAAAAAGGCAAGTAAAGAGCAACAGGAATGGCTATTTAAGTTAGAGCAACAAGGATATGCAACATCACTTTGTTATGGAGCAGTTGAAGCAATTAATCTTATAACTGCTTATATGGATTCTGACTATGAGACATTCAAAGATAACTATAGAAATGCGAAAGGTGAAAAAAGATACTAATAGGGGGAATAAACAGTGATAATAGATAAATTTATTGTACACATGCTGGATATAAATTTAGACAAACCGATGTTAGCTGACTTTATAGGAAAAGATTATTCAGATGTAGATAAATTCTTAAAGAAGCTTATAACAAAATGCCAAAAACATGATGAAACAATGAGGGCAAAATGGAAATATGCTGAAGAGTTTATTCAAGATTGTTGTAACAGCATTTTTGAGGATGAGGATAATTTCACAAATGCGAGTAAACAAATAGCAGCACATTATTATGACTTAATGAAGAATAACAATATATTAGAACCAGTAACACTTGTTATATGTCAATATACAGTAAAGGCAACCCCAAATATAGCAATTATGAGACTGGAAAATAAAAAGACATATAGTACAACAGTAGATCTTATAGAAAATAAATTTAATATAAACATTATTGAAAATAAGAAAACAATTTCAACTACATTAAAACAATGTGCATTAATACATGAAGAAAACTTAATGCCACTATATGACTTAGTAATATTAGATAAAGAATCAAGTGAAGAATCAATATTTAAGGAATTTTTAAAAGCTGAAATAATAAGAGATGACACATATAAAACTAGAGTATTTATAGACATAGCACAAATGTATATTGATGTAGGCTTTGAAAAAATGGATAAAAAAGAAGATGCTATAAAGACATTGGAGTGTATGCTTGATACAACAAGTAACATGGATATAAACAAGTTTATAGATTTAAGCGGTATAGATAGAGCTATAAAAGTAACATTAGAAAAATATAATATCTATGACAGTTTTAATATAGATAAAAAAGTAGTAGAAAAAGAGTTTAAAGTAAGATCAATAAAAACGGATACTGGATTTGTTATAAAAAATAAATTTAATGCATTTAGGGATAGTAGTAAATACAGAATTGTAAATAATCCAGATGGAACAACGGATTTATTGATAAAAAATATTCAGTATTTTAAGGAGGGGTAGATATGAGTGGATTAACACCAGTAAATTTTAATAATGAAATAGTAATAACAACTAAAACATTAGCAGAAGTTTATGAATGTGAAGTGAGTAATATAAAACAAAATTTTCACTATGCTAAAGATAAGTTTAAAGAAGGTAAACATTATTATGAACTAAAGGGGGACGAGTTAAAGGACTTTAAAATGTTGGTAGAAAATTCTAACCAACCTCTATATAGAGAAATTAAATTTGCACCTAAATTATATCTATGGACTAAGCGAGGTGCATCAAGACATTGTAAAATGTTAGGAACAGATAAAGCATGGGATATGTTTGATTCATTAGAAGAAAATTATTTTAATCCTAAAGTAGCACAATTAACAGAAGAGGACCAAGCAATATTAAGTATAGTAAATTCATCTACTAAAGCTGAAACAGCCTTAGCTATTAAGAATTATAAAGAAATAGTAGAAAAACCATTACAAGATACAATTGAAAAGCAATCGGATACGATAAATGAATTGTTACCTGCTGCAAATTATACTAAAAAAGTTTTAGAAGATAATAATACATTGCTTACTATAACACAAATAGCAAAAGACTTTGGAATGAGTGGACATGCTTTAAATGATTTATTACATGATTTAGGAGTCCAATATAAACAAAATGGTCAATGGCTTTTATATAGTAAATATCAAGGTAAAGGGTATGCAAGAACTGTTCAATCAGAGGTTAAAAATGCAAAACCACAAACAAAGTGGACTCAAAAGGGGAAAAAGTTTATACATGATATTTTAAGAAAAAATGGAATAAAAACTGTTTGGGAGCAACAACAAGAAGTATTGCAAGTTGAGCAACAATCATTTAATTTAAATTAAAAATATGGAGGGATAAGATTATGAATTACAAAATAAACACACTTATTGGAGATATAAAGATAGAAAAAACAAGTTCACTAATAGCAACAGTTGGAGATATAAGAGCAGAAAAAGAAGCTGATGCACATTGGGTAAATATATTTATAAATGACAATTCAGATATAGGATACTCATTTATAGATCAAATTGAGTTATCTGAAAAAGATGATATAGAAACAAAAGAAGAATTAGTAGTTTTTATTATGAACTGGTATTTTAAGAACGTTCAAGTTGTAACAGAAAAACAAAATGAAATAAATATACAAAAAGCAAAAGAGTATAGAGAAGATTTAGAATATAAAAAAGCAGTAGAGGATTTAGCAAAATATACAGAAGAACAATTATTCGAGGAATTAGAAAAAAGAGGACTATGTAAAACAGAGATCTTAGAAGATAAAGCATCTAACGATTATTTAATTTTGGAAGAAATTAAAGCATCATTAGATAGACACCTAAAAACAAAAATAAAGAATATAGGTAACAGAGAAAGAGAAAATGAAATAGTTTTAGATAAAATAAACAGACTCCTTAGTATTTATGAAAATCTAAAACAAAATGAACATGAAAAAATTAATTAAGTACATAAGTTTCAATCTTAAAAGACCTTCTAATTTAGATATTTACAAGATTAGAAGGTCATAAAAGGGGGAGTAAAAATGTATGAAGCTGTAAAAGAAATTACAAATGATTTAATTAAAAAGAAATACATAAAAAGCGAAAAAGATATAGCTTTACATGTAGATTCAAAACTAGATCAGTATTGTTTTAGATTTAGCAATCCAATACAAAGAGAAAACTTAAAACAAAGCATAATAGAAAATGCATTGAAAGGCCGTTTGGAGGTGAAAAAGCCTAAGGTTGTTAGAAATAGAAAAAAATCAAGAAGAGAAGGAAGAAGTTTTATAGTAGTTGACTTTTGTAAAAAAGGTAAAATTCATTCTTATAATTCTTTAGCAGAAGGGTGCAAAGAATTAAAACTGGACCCAAGTAGAATAGGTGACTTTTTAAGAGGAGAGGATTACTACTATTTACCTAGAAAAAGAAAATGGATTATCAATACAGACATGGAGGAAAATGAAGTGATAATAGAACACTTAGAAGAAATAGTGAAAAATGCACGAGAGTTATATGAAGTAGAAAATAAATGTGAATATACAGGAAAAATGAATATGAGAGAAGCTATTGATATGGCTATAAAAATACAAGAAGAAAAACTAAAAAATGAATATAGATTTTAAGGAGAAGTAGGAATGATTAAATATATATGTGATTGTTGTGGAAAAGAAATAAAAAAAGGTGAGATTAAACAAATAAAAGTACATGATAATTATACCAATAGAGTAGAAAAGGAAGGAATACATTGGTGTAAAGATTGTGTATCTAATAATGGAAAACCTGGATTTAATTTTCCTATTTTAGATACATCAGAAATAGAATTCGAAATAGAACTAGAAAAATTAAAAGAAGAAACAGAAGAATTATTAGGAGCTGTAATTAAATATAAAACAAATGAATTTGAACTGATAGATAATGTAATAGAAGAAGGCTACGATGTGATACAAGTAGTTGTAAATATTATAGACAGATTAGGATTAATTGATTATATGCAAGAAGGCTTAGAACGACATATAGAGAAGCTAAAAGGCAGGGGATGGAAGTTTAAAAATGAGTAAATATAAATATACTGTTTATAGCACTATATTATATATAGAAAAATATAAAGAAGTGTGGATATGGGACGAGATAAAAGATAAACGAGTACAAAAAATAAAAGTAGAAAGTAAAGATGAAGCAGAAAAAATTATGAATGATTGGCTAGAAAAAGCACCTAAAAACTGTATTTGTGAAAAAGTTTAGGGGGTAACAAAATGAAATTGATTTTATTTATAGGAATTTCCATAGTATTTAGCATCGGTTTTGTAGCAGGAGCAACATGGAATTACATACATACTGTTAATAGACAAGTAGAACGTATAGACAGATATTTAGAAGAAGAAACAAGAAAATTTAAAGAAAAAGAGGGGAATAGATAATGAATAGTGTAGTATTGGTGGGTAGATTAACAAAGGACCCAGAACTAAGATATATATCAGGAACAGGAACTGCAGTTGCAACATTTACAATGGCAATAAATAGAGATTACAAAAAAAAAGATGGAACAGTAGAAACAGACTTCATACCTGTACAAGTTATGGGAAAAGCAGCTGAATTTTGTGCAAACTATATAACAAAAGGTAGATTAGTAGCAATTCAAGGAAACCTTAGAATAGATAGATACCAAACTCAAACAGGAGAAAATAGAACATTTACGAAAGTGATTACAAGAAGTGTACAAGCTTTAGACTATGTAAAAAATGATAATAATTCAAGTAACTCAAATGAAAATCCAAATTTTGAACCGACACAAGGATTAGATCCTAATGGCTTCCAAGCAATAGATGATGATGATATACCCTTTTGATGCTTCAATTCTTGATAATCACAAAATTAGAACGTTTAAGGACAGAAAAGGAAATATAAAAAATATAGTAGCTAAAACAGAAGATTTTGAGAGTATAGAAATGTTTTATAAATACTTAGTAGGAAACAATATACATATTAATTATCAAGATATAAAAGAAGCTTATATTAGATATTACAGTATGCTACCAAAGAAAACAGAAGTAGCACAATATATACAAGAACAAGAAGGATATACATTTTGTAAAAAAGGTAGAGGGGCAAGTAAGGTATATACAGTGTTAGTAAATTTATAAGGGGGGATTTGTATGCTAAGTAAAATAGATGAAATAGTAGAATTGGCAAAAATATATATAGAAACTTATAAAATAAGTCCAATAGAAGCTATTGAATGTGCGATGAAAGATGTAGAAAAAGAACTAAAAACAGAAGAAAAGGAGGAATCATATGAGGGATAGTGCATATACAAAAGCAGAACGTAAATTGTACGAATATACCTATAATAAAGCTATTATCAAGAATAAAACAATAGAACTAGAAGCTATAGAAGATAAATATATAAGAGGTGGATATAAAAAAGAAGGAATAAGCTATGATAGAGTAATGACAAGCCCAACTAATTCATCACCAATAGAACAATGGTTACTTTATCATGATGAAGAATATGACAGATTATTAAGAGAAAAATCAAAGGCTGTAAAAGAAGTAAAAATAATAGATAATGCTTTAGAAGTATTAAATAGCTTAGAAAAAGAGATTATAGAATTAAGATATTTTAAGGATAAGACTTGGATAGAAATATCTGATAAACTTGAAAATTCTACTTCAAATTGCAAGAAAATAAGAGTAGAAGCTATAGAAAAAATAAAAAAAGTTATTTAGTACAAAAAATGTATTAAATTTAGACAAATATTAGACACAAAGTGTACATAACTTGTGTTACTATATAAATAATAAAAAACATTTAAAATACCACTGATTTGATAGGTGTCAGAAAATGACACGGAAAAGGATTGCTTAATTTAAGTAGTCCTTTTTTATTTTATTAAAGGAGTTGAAAAAGGTGGGAAAGTTTATAAAGATATTAATGAGGTTATTACAGCTACGATAGAAGTTCCAGAACGCTACTGGAAACTAGAAGAAATGATGCGTGAAAAACCAAACTTCGATAAAAGTGAAGGTGCTAAGAAGATATATCAAAGGAAGGAATTTACAATATATAAAGTAAAAAAAGGATATATAATTCATAACACTAAAAAGAAGTTTAAAGATGGTCATACGCATATAAGAACATTCTGTAAAGCTAAGTCATTAATAGATTTAGCAGTACGTAAAAAGCTACCTAACACACCGAAAGATTGGGAAATAGAAAGCCTAATTAGGATAGTTAAGGATGAAGAATATAAAGAGAAATTAAGAAGCTTATTAGAAGAAATTAGATAACTAAAATAAAAGGATCTTATTATAATTAATGAGGTCCTTTATTATTTAGGAGGAAAAATAAATGAGACAAGAATTAGAGGATTTAAGGTATGCACTTAATGAGATAATAGGTGAGTTAAGATATGCATTTAATACAATGATAGATGAGTTTAAAAAATGTATAAGTACTATTATAAATATATCATTAGAATTGGAATCAACGCGTAAAAAAGTAAAAGAACATAAAGATAATTATAGATTGTTTAGACATAAATATAGAAAGACTAATGCATTAAATAGTCAAATGTATAATAGGAAACGTATATGTAGATGTAGGAGTAATATCTAAGATGGTAAAGAACTTAGAACAATGGATAAATGAATTGATAAAAGATAAAGAGTTATGGAAGTTCTATAAGTCAAAAGAGTTTAGACATCTAAAGGAAGAAGTATTAAGAGAGCAGCATTATGAATGTCAAGAATGTAAGAAGCTTGGAAAGATAACTAAAGCTGATACAGTACATCATGTTCAGCATGTTAGAAAGCATCCAAGCTTAGCACTATCGAAGTATTATACATATCAAGGTAAACAATATAGAAATTTAATTGCTGTTTGTAAGTCTTGTCACAATAAGCTTCACCCAGAAAAGCATAAACCTAAAAAAGATATATTTATTAACGAAGAACGTTGGTAAATTAAACTACTTAATTATAAACTTTCTTAATTAAAGAGGTGGTTAAAAAATGAATAAACAAGAAAAAGAAAAACTAGACAGAAGTGAATCTAGAAAAAAATATGCAATAAATAAAGACAAACTAGAAAGAAAGTTTATTAATAAATTCAATATGAGATATGGACAGTATTTTGAATATATCGGAGGATATAAACAAGGTAAGATTAAATGCAGATGTAAAGTATGTGGTGATATAAAAGAAAGAGTTAAGGATCACGTATTAGAAAAGAATAGAAATATAGCATGTAGAAAATGTGGTAATAATTATAAAGGCTCAGAAAAAAGAAAATGTATAGAGTGTGGTAAAGAATTTATATCTTTTAGTAAGCAACAAGTTATATGTAAAGATTGCCATAATAAACAAGAAAAAGAAAGAATAAAAGCAAATAAAAGATTAAGAGAAGCTAAAGCTAAAAAGAATGGAAAGATAGAATGGAATATATCATTAGAGAAGTTAATGCAAAGAGATGATAATATATGCAAGATATGTGGAAGACAAGTAGATATAGAAGATTATTATTATACTAATGAAGGATATTTTATAGCAGGGGATAACTATCCAAGCATTGACCATATAATTCCATTAGCTAAAGGAGGAACACATACATGGAACAATGTTCAGTTAGCGCATAGATATTGTAATAGCATTAAGTGCGATAATATAACATAAAATTTAAAATTATACCCCCCAGGGGGATATATACCCA